GAGTTATTCGATGTATTATTAGATAACAAACAAATCGTACTTCGTTGGGGAAGACGTCTTGGTAAGACAGATGGTATGTGTATAGCTGCTGCATATTATGCTCATACTCAGTTTAATATTGATCCTGTTAAAGGTAGTTATAGAGTATTGTTTATATGTCCCTATGAGAATCAGATAGATGTTATATTTGATAGACTTAAGGTTATAATAGAGAACAGTCCTAAATTAGCAGATTCTGTTACATTTTATCATCATAAATTTATATTTGCGAATGGTAGTATAATTGTCGGAAAGACTGCAGGATCTAAATCGAATAAAGGTGCTGTTTCTCTTCGTGGACAAGGTGCAGATGTAATTATATTTGATGAAGTCGATTACATGAATGATAAAGAAATAATGAATGTATTACAACTAAAAAAAGAAGATCCAGGAAGAATTAGAGTTATGGCAGCTTCTACACCAACAGGTAATAGAAACCTGTATTACAAGTGGTGTACTGAGGGTGCAAAATTAGGTTGGAAGCATATTCATATTACTTCGTTAGTATCAAAAGAGATACATGATATAAATCCAGATAATCAACTTGGGTTAACATATCTAGAAGAATTAACTCAACAACTTACTCAATTAGATTATTTACATGAAGTAATGGCAGAGTTTGGTGATAACCAAATGAGTCTATTTCAAAAAAGATTTATTGATAAAGCAATAGAAATTGGTAGAGATATCGATTGGAAATACGATAATTTTTCTACTGAACCAAGACCTAAGATGGGACCACGTATATTAGGAGTTGATTGGGATAAATCTTCAGCTTCAACTAATATGTTGATAATAGAGTATAACAAACATACTCATAGGTTTTATATAATACAGAGAGTAGAAATACCATCTCATGAATTTACATATATTGAAGCTGTTAACAAAATTATATTCTTAAACCAAAGATATGATTTAGATTGGATATATGTAGATAGAGGATACGGAGAAACACAGATTGAATACTTAAGAATGGAAGGTATTAAAAGACCAGAAACTGGTCTAGCAGAAAAAGTAGTTGGTATCCAATTTAGTCAAAAGATTGAGTGTAGAGATCCTTATACTAAATTAAAAGTTAAAAAAGATGTTAAACCATTTATGGTTAACAATGCTGTTAATATATTTGAGAAAGAAGCTATTGTATTAAATCCAACTGATAATAAAGTTATTACACAATTACAAGATTATTGTATAAAGAAAGTTAGTCCTTCTGGTAGACCTTCTTATACAGAAGTGGAAGAACATATAGTTGATTGTATAGGACTTGCTTTATTAGGATTCGAACAACAATATGGTAAATTGTTTAATTTAGCATTATCAGTAAGAATAGTCGGATTAATGAAGAATACAGGTGATGATATGGCACATATAAAAGATGCAAGGACTAAACCTAGAATAATTAGTCTATTGGGTAATGACTCTTATGTTAAACCAAACAGAAGGAATGAGAATACAAGGATAACTACTAGAAGGAGATTTTAATGAATATAGAAGAAGTACAAAGATTAAATTATAGACCTGATCTAGAGTTAAATAGATATATAAATACTAAATATGATGGTGATGTATCTCATACTAGAAAGACTCGGTTATTAAGTACAGTTATTGATAATACAAATGACGCAGTAATACAATTAACACCAGTTTTAGATGAGTATATAAATTACAATATTTATAGTAGTATAAAAAAGGGGTTACTTATATTAAAGGATATAGAAATAGATATTAATAATCTACGTAATTTATTGCTACAAAACGATAAGTATATTAATATTATAGAAGCTTTAGAAAATAATGATATAATATTACTTGATGATTCTATAGAAATAATTGATAATATAGATGAAGATATAGATGCTGAATTATATATAGTATTAACAGATGTCTATAATATATTTAATAAGTTTATTGATAATGTATTTAATAGTAGGTTAAATAAAACAATAGATTTAGATGATATAGATCTGTTCATTAATGAACAAACAAAGCTTATAGATAATTTATCTATATTAGATAGACATATTCAAGGTAACGAAGAAGATATATTAGATTATAAACAAATTAATATAGATACATTAATTATAAAATTTATAGATGATAGGATTAATTCCATAATTGCATTTTATAATAAATTATGTTCTATAAATAATATTAATACTAATATTAATACTAATACTAATATTAATCAAGATGAAAATTTATTGAAAGAATACTTTAATTCTACTAAAGAAACGTGTTATAATAATAAGTGTAAGATGGAAAATTATAATAGAACAGATATCATAAATACACTATTTAGTAGCTCAAATACTTTAGGAGATAATTTAGTAAAGTATAGACAACAAGTTCTAAATAGTGATATTGTTACATTTAGAATACTAATACCTTATTTAAAGAAATATCAGATTGACTTTGATGATACTATATTAGATCTTTATAAATCTAATATAGTAGACAAGATGAATAAAGATGATTATATTAATTCACTAAAGATTAAATCTCAAATTAAAAATATATATAAAGTACAACAAGTTACTTAATATAAAATATTAGACTAATAAAGTAGTCTAAGAAAAATAAAATTATAGGAGTGATACATTATGGCACTAAATAAAATTAGAGGAGCCCAGATGAAAAATCTGGTAATTACCAATGCTCTTGTCGCAACAAATGCAGCTATTGCTGAGAGTAAGTTAGATATTAATTATGCTGCAATATATCAAGGTGCTTTAGAATCTAAAGTAGTTATTGATTATGTTCAGAAAAACAGTGTTGCTGTAACAACCTCAGATGCTAGTAAAGTAATAGCTATTAGTGGTGGAGTAGGAGCAACAGCTGATTCAAGTGAACTTGGTGTTACACCAGATTACGCAGTAATAATTAGGGACTCTGTAACAGAAGAACCTGTTATAGCAGCTAATTCTGAGGAAATCTTTGGTGTACTTAGTTTTGAAGAAGTAGGAGCAGCTGCTGTAGCTGAAATAACTGAAGTGAATGTAACTGCATTCCCAACTGCTGATGGTACTGTAACAGTAAATCTCGATGGTACAGGTCATGAAGTAGAGTTAGTTGCATTAACACATACTACTACTGCTTTAACAGCTTTAGCAATTGCTACTGCTATAGATGCTCTTTCTGCTTATAGTGCAAGTGCAACAGATTCTGTTGTTACAATAACAGCTGCTACTGCTGGAGTTCAAACAGAAGCAACATTTGTAGATACAGATACTACAAACACAACCGCTTCAATCAATGTAACTCAGGATGGATCAGATTCAACATTAGCTGATGAATTCACAGTTACTTTCAAAACTGGTACATTAGCTTCTCCAGTAGCAGCTATCATACCAGCAAGTACAAACATTGATATTCAATTTGCACAAAGATTTAATCTTAGTTCAGTTCCTGAACAATTTGCAATGAATGAAAAATTTGTAGATGGTATGGTTGAAGTAACTGAACTATTAAATATTAGACAGTTAGCTGTAGATATTTATGGTGCTGGTTATTCATTAGATAATGATGGTGTAAGTAATGGTATCGTATCTAATGGTGGACAAACTAATGGTGCTAATGCATTCAATATTAAAGAACATCTAAATAGATTAGATGCCGCTGATACTGTTGATGGTTCAGTAAGTGCTAAGGTTAAAATATTAAAGGACTTACTTGCTACAGTTAATGCTTCAGAAGGATCTCATTTAATAGGATTCAGTGATCCTAATAGTCAATTTACCGCTACTACCGTTGAAGCAGCTCTTGACGAAGCTATGGACGCAGCTCAGGCAGCTCAAGGTGATGCTACTCAAGCTCTTAGTGACGCATCAGATGCTCAAGGTGATGCAACTCAAGCTCTTAGCGATGCATCAACTGCAGATGGTAAAGCAGTTACTGCTCAAGGTAACGTAGATAATCTTGTTACTTTATCTGGTGTTGCTAAAGATGCTGTTAATCTTGGTACATTTACTGGGACTACTATTACGGATTCTTCTACTAATAAAGTAGCATTACAAGAATTAGAGACTGCTCTTGAATCAATCTCTGGTGGTAGTAGTACTACTGGAACCAGTGTAGGTCACTTAATTACTTTATCCGGTGTAGCCGATGGTGCTGATGATCTTGGTACTTTCACTGGGACTACTATTGCTGATAGTTCTACAGTAAAGGTTGCATTACAGGCTGTCGAAACAGAAGCCGAATCTGCATCTAGTGCTGCTAGTTCTGCACAAGATACTGCTGATAGTGCTGTATCTGCTGCTAACGCTGCTCAAGATGATGCTGATAATTTAGTTACCTTATCCGGTGTAGTGGTTGATTCTATAAATCTTGGTGCATTTACTGGTGATACAATTACTGATAATGTAACAATTAAAGCTGCTTTACAATTACTAGAAACAGCTGCTGAATTAGGAATAACTAATGCAGCTACTGCTGATGGTAAAGCTGTTGCTGTTGCTGACGATGTAGAAGCATTAGTTACATTATCTGGTGTTGCTGCTGATGCTGATGATCTTGGAACATTTACTGGAGAAACTATTGCTGATAGTTCAACAGTAAAAGCTGCGTTACAAGCTGTTGAAACTGCATTAGAAACTGCTGATGGTATCGCTGATACTAATGCTAGTTATATTAGTACTAATGGAACTAAGATTCATACTCATGTTGAAGAAGCTTATACATGTGATTCTGATGATACTGGAGAAACTGTATATACTTTAACTAATGCCACTATTAAAACTTCAGACTTCATGGCTGTATATTTAAATGGTCTAAGACAAGTTCCTACATCACATTATACAGTACAAGATGATGGTACTAACAAAACTACTATTACTTTCCAAGATACATTAGTAGAAGATGACAACATCTATCTTGAATTCTCAGTATATAATGCAGAATAATATAAAGATTATATGATACATATACTCAGCCTCTAATTAGAGGCTGAGTATAATCTTATTGAATATTAGAGGATAAATTATGGCATCAAAAAAGAAACGTAAAAAAAAACTATATAGTAAATGGTTAGATAAGAATGCTACTAAAATATTATGTAGATATTGTGATCTACGAGACGAATGTAGCATCAGAGAAAGTAAAGAAAAACTCGAGCAAGAAGGTATGATAACTCGTTGTATCTTTACTCCTAATAAGAAGATAAAGAAAACATGGGAGAAATATAATAAAGCTGGAGAAATAATCAATGTTAATAGAAATGGAATACCAATAGATAAGTCATTTAGTTATAATAATAGTAATAATAAAAAAGACAACAAAAAACGTTTTTATAAAAACTATAGAAAGCGTGATTAATATATGGCATTCAATCAAGTTCGAGGAAAACAAATTTTAGATGGTACCATTAAGAATATTGAATATTCTATAGAACCATAGTATAATATAGGTACGTACTAAATAAAATTTAGTTATCAAAAAGGAGAATTTATGAAAATTCAATTAAACCAATTAGTAGGTATTGCTCAGTCATTAACTATACTATCTTCACAAAGATTAACAACTAAAAGTTCATACAAGGTAATAAAGAACGCTAAGGTTATAAACAGTGAACTCGAAATATACGAAAAGGCAAGGAAAGAATTATGTTTTAAGTATTCTAAAAAAGATAAGGATGGAGAACCGATTACTAAAAACGATCAGTATGTTATTAATGATATTAATCTATTTAATAAAGAATTTAATGAGTTAAATATCGAAGAAGTTGAGTTAAATATCGAACTTTTTTCTATTGATATATTAGATAAAGAAGGTATTAAAATATCTCCAAACGAATTGGTTATGTTAAGTCCAATTATAGATGATTATAAATAGTATTTAATATATATAGTAGAGTAATATTCATTAAACAATAAAGAGAGGACTAAGTGATGACTGATAAAAATCAGTATAAACGTTCTTTTCAAGATGGAACCAAAAGTAAAGGTAAAATATCTAAATGGATTGCTTCTAAATTAATCAAACTTTCATTTGATATTAGTGACGCTGTAAAACCTACTGCGTTGATGTTAGGTCTTGTTAAAAAGATTGGACTAGCATTATCACTTGGTAGTACTAGCGGTGGAGCTAGTAGAGATTTTGAAGCACCACCATTTGATTTAACCCAAATAGAAAATGCATATGAAGCCGATGGTTATGTAAGAGAAGCGATAGATAAATATGTAGATTTGTTATTTAAAAGTGGTCATAATATCGTAGGTAATAATGAGAAAGCTGTTGAATATATTAATGCTCGTTTTATGTATATGGCAGAAGTAACTGGCGTTCCATATGATATATTATTAAATGAAATAGCAACTGATTTAATTAAATATAATAACGTTGTGATAGCTAAAGGTAGAACAGATGATAAAAATGCTTTACCATCTTTAGGTTCTATTAAAGGTCTAGATACTATGAATCCTATTGGCGGATACTTTGTATTACCTATTAGTACAATAAAGGTAAAAAGAGATAAGTTTGGTGTAGTTAAAGGATGGCAACAAGATGTTGGTGGTGGAACTAAAGCTACTAAATTTAAAGCGGTAGATATAGTACATATCTACATGAAGAGACAACCTGGTGCAGCCTTTGCATATCCTAAGTTACTATCTGTAATAGATGATGTTAGAGCATTAAGAGAAATTGAAGAACGTATATTACATATGATATACAGAAACGTACATCCATTACTACATGCTAAAGTTGGATCTAAGGAAGCACCTGGTGGCGAAATAGAAGTAGATACAGTAAGATCAGAAATAGACGGAATGAGTGTTGAAGGTGGATTAGTAACTACAGAAAGAGTAGTAATTGATTCTATTAATACTAAAAGTACTATAGATGCTAACCCTTATTTATTATACTTTGAGAAAAGAGTCTTTACTGGACTTGGAGTTTCTGGTACAATGATGGGGAGGGGTGATACTAGTAATAGATCTACTAGTGATAACCAAAAAGAAGAAGCAGTAGATAGAGTAAAGGCTATACAGAAGGTACTGAGTATCTTTATAACACATTCTATAATCAATGAATTATTAAGAGAAGGTGGATTTGATCCATTAAATAATATTGATGATATAGTAGAATTTAAGTTTAAAGATCCAGACACAGATTCTAAAATTAAACAAGAAGCACATGCTATATTCTTATATCAGAGTAATGGTATAACCGAAGCTGAAATGCGTAGTATGTTAAATAAAGATCCGATACCCGATGCAGAAAGAGAGACGTTATGGTTTCCTCAGTATGGTAATAAAGATACAAATGCTGATGCAAATAATAAAGTTATGCCAGAGAATCAAAGTGGCAAAAAGACATCACCAGGTAAGACTAAGAACAATGCAAATGTTGCATTAAATAATGTAATGAATGAACTTCGATATGGATTACTAAAATCAGTAGACGAATTATACAATCCATATATAGATAACAATATAAAAGATATATGTACAATGCAAACTATTAAGAATACTCAAACACATGTTAAGTATATAGAAACATTAATGATTTCAACACTAAAGGAATATTACGGTGAAGAACAAACTAATGATATAAAACAATCTGTTTGTAATGTATTTAAAAATGTTTATGATAATTCTATAGATGTTATATCTGAAATGCAAACTCCAATAGTAACTAAAGAAACTATTATGGCTGTATTCGATGTGTTCGTAGAAGAATTTAAATATTTTATTAATCAATTAAGAGAGGAGGATACTATTAATGGATATTAGAAATATAAATGGTTATGTTGAAGAAACTTTTGGAGTTGATAAGAAAAAAACTTTTTTCACTGATAGTATTTCTGGGGAAACATTAGATGCTGATAAGGTTAATTCTCTTATTAAAGATAGCAATGGAGATGATTTACCAGCAGCTATAGACATTACTATAGAAGCAACTCATACAGGTATTACTAAAAATTATACTGAATATATGCCAGACCGTATGAAGAAAAGTGCACCAACATGGCTTACCCCATATAAGAAACCATTTCTTGCTAATCACAATCCTTATAGTCCTACGCTTGGTAGAGTCAAAGCTTTTAAATTTAAAAGAAGTGAATTAAATCCAGATAAAGAAACTATACAGTTAGTAATAACAATAACAGATACTGCATGTATTAAACGTCATCTAGATAAGACCGCACTAACATATTCTATTGGTGCTATGGCTAAACAAATATATTGTAGTATATGTGGTATAGATATACTTAATTCCGATAGCTTTTGTGGACATTGGAAAGGTGACAAATATACCATTAAAAAAGATAAAGGAACAGGCAAAGGAAAAGAAATGACGTGCATATGGCAAATTGGTGATATGGAATATGTAGAAATTTCTGAAGTTAATATGCCAGCAGATGTATGGGCTCAAGTATTAAAAGTTGATATCCCAGGACAATCAAATGATTCAAATAATAGTTCTAATAATGTACAAGATAATAGAGGAGGTTTAGATATGGCTGATACAATTCTTGGTGGTGTTACACCACCTGTTGTTACACCACCTGTTGTTACTCCACCTGTTGTTACTCCTATTGTTACCCCACCTGTTACTAATCAATCTACTACACCACCTGTCGTTACACCACCTGTCGTAGATCCTACTATAACAAATGAAGTAGAAAATACACCAGAAGATCCAGCTGAATCAACAAAATCAAATACAGGAAATACTCCAACTAAAACTATAGCAGAATACGAAGCTGAACTAAAGTTACTTAAAGACGAAAGTCTTGCAGATAAAATTGAACTTAAAAATGTTCAAGAAGAATTAGAAACAGTTAAAGTTGCACTTTCTTCAATAGAAGAAGGAAAAAAAGTAGCAGAACAAGCAGTAACTGATATGGTTACAAAAAATAAAGTAACTAATACAGTAAGTATAGAATTAGCAAAAACTATAAAAAGGATATATGCAGAAAGTGTAGTTGATGCTAAAATGGTATTAGAAGAGATAACTGAAGCTACTAAAAATAGTGAAATGGAATCTTTAGCATCAAAAACTGCAAACGAACTTCATGATATGTTAGGTATATTAAAAGGACAAATAAAGGTTAGAAAACCTTTGCCTAGGGTAACTAACGAAAACGTTGGAGATAATGGGGCATTAAAAGTTCCCCAAGTCAATGTTGATGTAGCTGAAACCGCGCCAGATAAAAAGGCTCAACCTTTAACAGCAGCATCAGCAGCAGAAAAAATTATTAATAACCCTACTTTAAGGGGTTAAGAGGAGGAAAATCAAGATGGCTATGTTTCAAGGTAACAATACTTTAAAACCAGATTCACGTAGTAGATTAGGAGCATTACAGATAGGTGAACATACTACTCCTTCTGAAGATTGGGTAACCGATCCTACTCTACCTATATTACTAAAAAACCCTTATGGTGGACCAGGTATGGAAGACGTAATAGTTCCTATGGGTAGGTTAATCGCAATAGCAGCTCCTGTTAAAGTTTATACTGGTAAGATGAAATCATCACTTACTCTTGCAAATGGTTCTAATCCTGTAATTGGTGTAGCTCCTTATAACTTTGTAAAAGATATGAGTGCAAATGACAGATTCGGAGGAAATAAACCAGCAGTTATTACAAACAACTATATAAGGTTACCTTATATACCTGCAGACGGTAATTCGAACTTATGTCCTTGGGGGCATGTAACCGGTGAAGCTATTACATTCGGTGACTTTCTTAAACCAACAACAAAAGGTCAATTTACTAAATGGGTTGAAGGTACTGATTCTATTAATCAAAGAGTTGGACAGATTCTTGCTCAGGATTTCAACCAAGAAGTAATGGGATGGCTTAAAATGGCAATGTGGGAAGAAGCGGCTAAATATGATGATGAAGTTTTTCAGAATTATTATGGTTCTTCTGGAGATGGTAATGGTATCGTCGGTGGTTTACCAGCTGGAGGATCATATGATCCTAGATATAAAGATGGTCTGATAAATATGGAAGGCAATGGATATTTAAATGATCAACAATTAAAGTACATTGGTATCCCTGGATTAACTGATGGATCAAATAGATCTCTTACTAGATCCGAAGGTAAAGCACTTGGTACAGTTCCTGCTGAAACTGCAGATGGAGACAAATTAATATTACAACTTAAAGATGAGACTGGAGTAAATAATCTTGTTGATGTTATTAATTCAACAGATAGTACTAAAAAGTTTGTTCTTAAAGTTGATGGAACAATTGTTGAAGAAGGTACTGCTAATGGGCAGTATAGTATAAATTATAAAACTGGTACTATCGTTTATAACGCCCTAGCTGCTGATATAGGATCTGCTATTACAGCTGATTATTGTGCTAATTTCTACGGTACACCTAGTTATTTCGACTTTAGAGGTGCTATTGGTGTCTTTAATGTTCTACTAAAAATGTAAGAAGGAGGATAATTAATTATGGCTAATTTAACATTAGAATTATATGGCGATGATGTCCAGGCATTATATAAAGACAATAAAGTAGAAACAGATAAATTTATATCATGTCAAGATGATATTCGCGATAGACTATCTCGTAATAAACCAATGACAGATGATGATATGACTAAATATGTACTTACAAAAGATGATTTATCATTATTTGAAGACTTCGATAATATGGCTAAAGGTAAAGAAGTTAAAAACTTTAATCTTAAAGATTACCTTGCTAGTCCTCAAGCTGCTATACTTATCCCTAAGATAATCGTTGGTGCTGCAAGAAGGGCCGCTGAACCAGTATATTTAGCTAGTAAGTTCTTTAAAACTGTTAAAGCAAAAAATGGACAGTTAAATATATTCCCAGTAATTGGTACGATGGAAGCTAAGGAATTATCTGAAGGTCAAGCTCCACCAATTCAGGGTATGGACGTTGAATTAATGCAATCCAACAAATTTGTAACAGCTACTAAAAAGGGTATCAGAGTTCAGTTTACTGAACAGTATCTTAATGATTCTCAATGGGATCTTGTTACTTATATCATGGAAGAAGCTGGTTTTGCTATGGCAAGACTTAAAGAACAGTTGGCTTGTATTGAATTCTCAAAACGTGGATGGCCTGTATTTGATAATAGTTTAAGAGCTATTTATCCAGAAGCAGGAACAACTGGAACAGATTATGATGGGGCTTTAAATGATACTATGAGTATTGATGATTTCCTCGATCTAATTATTGCTCTTATGAATAATGAAAAGACTCCTACTGATGTATTAATGCATCCTTTAGTTTGGACAGTATTTGCTCGTAATGGTTTAACTGGAGCACTGACTGGTCCTACAGATTCAACATCATCAATAATTAAACCGAATGCACAATTCCCAATTGGCCCTCAGGCCGTACAAGGTAGATTACCATTTGGTTTAACTATCAATCTTTCACCATTTGTTCCTATTGATGTTACTAATAAAAGATTTGATTTGTATTGCCTTGATAGAAATAATGTTGGAGTTCTTTTAGTTCAAGATACAATTAAAACTGAAGACTTCAGAGATCCTATCACTGATATTATGAACTTTAAAATGATAGAAAGATATGCTTATGGAACATTTGATGAAGGACGTGGAATTACGTTAGCTCGTGGTATATCTATGGACAAGAGCTATCCAATGATGGAACGTGTGAAAACTTTTAGTCCATAAAAAGGAGATGTGTAATTCATGGCTAAACCAGTTATTGTAAGGGTAGGACTAAATTTAAAAAAGCCTTGGAATAATAGTTTCTTTGATCCAATAAGCCGTGTACATTTAACTTTGGAGTCACCTGTAGGAAAAATCCTGCAGGTGACACCTGCAATTATTAAAGGACTTACTGGTAAAGTCCCTACATTGTTAGATCTTGATAGAATGATAGATCTTGAGGGTAAATGTTTCAAGGATATCGAGGTAAAAGAAGTAGAAATTCAAGAAGTAGAACCTGTACCAGAACCAATAATAACTATAATTAAAAAAGAAGAAGCTGTTTTAATATTACCAG